ACTCTGTAGACAAATATTGCTGTCTTTCTACAGTCTCAAACCCAGCAGTAGGATTATTTTCATAGGCTTCATAATCTCTTTGTAAGATTCGACTTTCTAAACGTCTTACATTAGCTGATAAGTTATCGTTTAGTCTTTTTACTGATTCTGTATATTCTGAATATGCATTTTGTAGAGCATCGAGTTTTGCAATAACATCATCATGATGTTGTTTATCTTTCCACTTTATACTTTGATCCTGGACTAGTTGCTTTTTGCTTTCTAACTCAAGGTCAACAGAAAGTTTTTGTACTTGTCTTTGGTGTTGATCTAGTAGACTGTGATTTTGATGAAGCCGGCTCATACTAGTATTTATATACGTATATTACTCGAATGAGAATAACGTATCAAAAGTGTTGTTAGTTTGCGTTTTTTCCTTGATGTTCCAATTTAGATCGCCCAGTAAGTTGTCAATCTTTTGATCTACAATAGCTTCTAACATAGCTTCGTTGTTAAACGGCAGATCTTTAAACCACTGTGGCAGAGTTGTTTCGTCTGTAGGATATCCTACACTTGTATAACCCAGTGGATTATCTTTAAGTTTACACACAATTGTCTTCATTCCATCCACAATCTGTTGACTATAGTTGTCTCCATTAAGTTTGCGTAGGTAGTTCCAGTTCATAGCCGCTCTAACGTGTCCTGGCATATTAGTCTTGCCTTCACTGTTATGTTTAGCTGTAAATTTAGTTAAGTTATTAACACGTTTGGGCGTGCCTTTTTCCCAGCCTGGACGATCCGTAAACTCATACTTAAACTCTTTAATGCGTTCAATGATAGTCTCTGGATCTTTATCTGTTAGTACGTCAAGTAACAACTCGCCCAGGAAGTCCTGCATAAATGCTGGCGTATCACTACGCTTAAGGTCTAGTCCCATTGCTTTAACTTTGCCAGGTTTGCCTTCTGTGTCACTGCGATAACCTTCAGTATCAATAACAAGTGCTGCATAACGTTTCTTAGTAATAAACAGTCCTTTGGTTGCTACAATCTCTCTAGCACCTGCCATAATACTGCCCAAGTTACGTGGACAATGAAATGCTTTCTCCATGTACCCAGGAAACGTTTCGTTTACTGCTTCTCCAAGTTGATCATACAATGCAATACACTCTTCCTTGCCCCATGTCATCTGACCTTTTTCAACTTGTTCCTTTATTACAGGCCATGCACTAAAGTAAACTGAGTCAGTGTCTCCATATATAACACAATCCCCCACGTGATCATATTCATCAGTGAGCAGTTTGTTTACTTGTGCGCTCATGTGTTTTGCAATACAGCGTCCTGTAAGTGTAGTACTCTGTCCAATACGATGATCATGGAATCTACAATATGGATTAAGGATTGCACCATACAAACTATTCAAGTTAATCTTTTTAACTAACTGTCGCTTATCCCAAAATTCACGCTCACTGCCTTCTGCTTTTCGCATCTTTGCTTGAATTTCTTGACGTTCTGCATACCAACGCTCCAACAGCCCAGGTATAATCCCCTGTTTTTCATGTGTTAGTATTGTGCCGTTTGCACTTAATATCCAGGGATTGTTGCTGTCAAAAACTAGCCTCCACACATCCGCGGCACTCAGTGTATCATTATCGCCAGCTTCCCAGTCGATAGTAATTTCAGTGCCTGCTTCCATGTTCATAACTGCTTGATATTCTTTACTACCAAACTCGCCTTCCCAGGCATCTGCCCAACTTTTCTTATCTGACAGTTTTTCCTTGATAGCATGATCAGTAATTATTGGTCTAAGCTGACCAATTATTGTTTCTGGTGCCATGTTAAGAGATCTAATTACACTGGGATACAGACTGTTTAAGTCAATACTGCCAATCCAATCATGCAACCCTTTTTTAGGATATGCCACATATGCACCAGCGGCTTTATTGTGTTCATCATCGCTCTTCTGTTTGTTAGGAACAACTAGTCCTTGCTCATGTGCGTGGTTAATAATAGCCTGTTCTGTAAGTGCAACCGCACCCATTGTTGTTGGCAATAGCACTGTGTTTTCATGGGCTAGCACATTAGCTAGATCAATAAACTTGAGCTTGTCGTCTAACTTTTTAAGTAGCAATGTATCTTGTCTGTTGTAGTCAATAAATGTATAAAAGTCTTGGTTGTACAATTGATCCAAGGTTCCTTCATACGCAACTTTGCGCTCGCCAAGTTCGTATTCACCAATAGCATCCAAACTATAACTATGCATTTCATGATACGTATACTTGCGGTACAACTGCATGTAGTCTAAGTGTTGTCTGCCAATTAAATCATATGTATTTTGCTCTGACCCAAAACGTTCAAACGTGCGCTTCTTAGGATGCTGGCCCCATAAACAAAACTTGCGTGTATCGTCTTTGCTTAGTACTCTAGTAATACGGTTTACAGTATAAGGAATATCATAACCTTCACTGTTCCAACCACTTAGGATATCTGCATCATCAATCAACTCTAGGAATGTTTTTAGTAGCTCTGCTTCAGTCTTAAACAAGAATGTATTGTCAAAGTCTGTTATACTTTCTTTAGCAGATTCCATGCTCATGCTTTTGGGAGGTATTGCTAGTGTTACAAGTTGTCCAGTCCAGTCCATTTGAACTGTAATAGCTGTAATCATGTTAAAGGGATCGTCCGGACTACTGTATCCACGCAGGGGATCAAAGTCTACCTCAATATCAAAAAACGCTGTTTGCAACTTAGGAGAATCTACACCCAGATAGTTTTCTTCTAAACAACGAAATACTGGATTAATATCACTTTCCCAGATACCACTCCCGCCGTGGATCCTTACTTCCTTGTGGAACTCTTTTCCGTTGCGTGTACTAAATCTGCTTACAGGATTTCCGTAGATTGTTTTGTGTTTGCCACGATTATCGTTGTAATAAAACGTATAGTTTGCTGGAAACTCTCTGTATTCTCGCTTACCATTTATACGTTCTACTGCATGAATACGATCATGATCTCTGTCAAAGTATGCATCTACGTAACTCATTTATATATTCTTTCTACTTCTTTAAGAAAATCTGTTTCACTTCTAATTTGTATTCTGTACCATGCATCATGTATAACTTGTGCTTGGTCGTATAGGTCATCTAAACTAAAGTATTCTGCTAGTTTTTCATAGTAATTGGGATCAAGCTCGGATTTCCATAAAGCGGTATTGTCTATAACTAGGTTGGTACTGTTTAACGCCTCATCATTATATTCTTTTATCATTTTTTTAAATCCACCAGGCCCACTAGCACCATTTAGGCCACTGTTTATTTTTAAGTAGTTCTTGTAAGCAACTTCAGGATCTACTGTACATAATACTGTATGATCTGTATGTGCAATACTATCAATTTTAAAATTATGTGTAATTTTAAAATTATGTAAATCCATCCTATACTTCCATTCTTTTGATAACCAGTTATACCAGGACCTGTCTTCTGTGTATACATTATCCAGAATATATTGTACCGGATCTTCTGGAAATATATCAATATAGCGTAGATTTTCAAGCTCTTCTTTTATATTAGGATCAGTGACGCTTTCTAAATCGTTTATATCAGGCCATTCTTCTCCACAGTTAATATCAAAGTCTTCCTGAGTAAAAGGTTTTTTTTGTATACCGCTTTTAAATTCTGGATGAATCCATAATAACCAAGTTGTGTGATTTGCAAATCCACCAATTGGCGCACTTACTATAATACTCATTTAAATACTAATCCCACTATATACACTATTGTAAGTCCTGTATTAAGAATAATCAAGCTATTTTCTCGCCATAAAAATCCTACAGCCGCCCATATTCCATTGCTAACTAAAAACATCCACAGATACAGTGGGTAGATGTTAAAGGCTGCGGCAACGGCACTTGCAAGTATCATTGCAGTGCCGAACCAGGCTAGGACTTGATAAGGTTTGCGCTCTGTCAATTAAGTTTACCAACAGTAGCTAGAATGTTTTCCAATTCAGCAAGATCTTCGCTATGCTTGGCAAAGTCTGCTTTGTACGCGGTTTTAACAGCTTTTTTAAGTACTGTTGGTTTAATCTGCATTTCTTCCGCAATGGCTTTTACTGTATCAGTAAGACCTTCATTAAGATCGTCAACTTCCTGTAATACAGTTAGGCCTTCGTTAATTAGTTGTGTTAGTTTAGCTTTTTCTTCGGGATTAAAAACTCTATCGCCGTCGCTCATGTAATACTCCTTTACTATTATGTCTTATTATATAGCTTGTCGGTATTAATGTCAACCTTTGGGATAGACTTCCTGGTAAGGAAATTCGTAAATTTTTAGTATATGAGATTCAGTGTCATCAAGCAAATCTTTATTTTTCTTCTTAATTTCAAACTTGCCTTTAAGAGACTTTCCTTTAAGTTTAGATTTCCTAGCGTTCCTTAAACTTTCTTTCATGCTTTTAACATATGGAAATCTAAATAATCGTTGTCTGTCAGTCTGTCTAATCCACAGGGTAACCATTTTATTGCCGTTGTACTTGGCTACAGTATGATACACATATACAAATTCACCGTCTGGAACATCGTATACTGGCGTACCCAGAAACTCTTTGTTGGTGGTAAAACTAGCATATATGGCAAAAAATACCAGGGGAACTACTAAGTATCGTTTCCAGTTTGTTTGTATAACTAAAGGGGCTAGAGCAATAACTCCTGCAACCACCCATATTACTATTAGTATAGTAGTGTTTAAATTAATGTCAATCATCGACCACTCGCCGAGCCAGGTTCATAATCATACATTTGATAATCTGAAGAAGAGTTAATAATATTTTCTTCGTTATTAACAATAAGTTCACCTGTTTCAGTTACAGTAGTAGTTCCATCATCACTGACTTCAAATGCAAAAACGTGTTTTTCATCACCGCGGCCAGTTAAAGTTAACTTTTTTGTCTGTAGTACTTTGTAAGGATTAACTTGAATTAATTCGATAGAAACGTCTTCAGATTCACTTCTTTCCATAAAAACTCCACTGAGTGCATATAGATGTACGCTTGCTGTATATATCCTGGGGTCTTTACCACGTATACTTACAACTTCACGGTTCTCGTATATTCTAATAGTTTTACCAGTATTTTGATCAATAACAGTATCATTACGCTGACCTAGATCATCTCTGTCTAAGTGCATTAATCCTTTGTCCTGTGATCTAAAACTTACAATATGCTGTTTATCATCCATTACCCATAAATCAACATCATTAGCACTCTTTTCTTGCCAACTTAGGATAACAAAGTACTCAGCTGTTGCATCTATATCTTTTTTCTTAGCAACCGGATTAATTAGTAAGAACGCTAAGAAAAACATTAACGTAACTCCTACTAGAAGGTTAAAAAGTAAATCTATAAAACCAAAGCTAGACTTATACCTAATTAGATGAGGTGTCGCCATCGTCTTCCCAGCAGTTTTCTAATATAACCATTTGTACTTTAGTTAATACACTGCAAATTAGTCCAACTAACGTAGTACTTAATGCTGTACTCATACCAACAGCCATTTCACTGATAGCTTCTTGCACACTGGCTACACTCTTAACATCTAGTCCTATAAAGGCATGGTTAAGCATTAGTAAGAAACCTGCAACTGTTCCAATCATTCCCATTGTAATCATTGCTTCACTTGAAAACCATGCATAGTTAGCTAGACGTCTTGTTTCCACAACCTGTGTATGCTTGCTCATATATCCAATTAGTATTTGAGTACCTATAAAAATAGCTAGAATTAGCATACTAATTTTTGTAATATCTGCTTTGTACAGGGCATGCATCCAGCCAAGTTCAAAAAACACAACTATTGCGAAAATACTGCATACGAACTGGACCCACCATTTCAGAAATGGCCTATTTAAACCTAGCATTATAATTGCCCTCTTTATACTTCAGCTAGAAATTTTTGGAACGCTTGATCCACTTCGGATCGTGGTGCGTATGAACTTACTGGAAGTTTTTCTAGCTCTACAAAAAATTGCTGAGGGTAAAACTTTCCGTTGTGCTCAAATCCACCATCTTTTGTTTTACGATATACGGAGTAGTCGTTCTTGCGTGAGTCATCATCGTCATGCACTGTGTTTCCAAGTGCATATACGACACCGTCTTTTTTTACAGTGTCTTCGAGATCAAAGTCGCGATTAGCTACTAATTCCATACTGGAATTTTCAAGCATATTGATAGTTTTACGTATACCTTGTGCATTCATAACACTTATATTTATTAAACTATCTCAGGAGTATGATTGTTTTGGTTGCATATCTACCATTTGCGGCAAGACCAATATCTGGCCTTGGTTTTTGGTCCCGGATTATCACAGTTGTGTCTTGCACGGAAACTCTTACGTGCTTTGGGATTGCTTTTT